AGTGTGTCGTTCAAAGTGCCACTGCTGAACACCTGATCGGTATAAAGCTTGAACTTACAACCGGTCTGAACACGCTGAAGCACGTCTTCGACCATCCGGTTGCCCAGAGCATCGTCAGTGTCAGTGAAGTACACAGTTGCGCTTCCCGAACCATCAGCAAAACCTGCAATAAAGGTCTTGAATGGAACGTACTGCCCAGGGGTAGCGCCAATCGTTGTGACGTCAATTTCGTCACGAGTAATCTCAAAGTTCCACTCACGAACCTGGCCGACAGCTGCAAAAGCTGAATACTCAACCTGGAACTTGTTTGGAGCGACAGCAGTGCCGTCGTCTGTAATCGTGATGGTAGAACCGCCTGATGTTGCAGAAACCTGCATTACACCGGTTGCTGCCACGTAAGAAATGACGTAGTAGACAGTGCCAGCAGTGATGCCAGCAGGTACCGTTCCAGTGCCAGCAGCGCCTGTTGTGGTGTTGACTACACTGAACTTGACGGGGTCACCTACCTTAAAGTTCAGGTAAGTTGCAACTGTCACGGTGTCAGCAGCAACAGTGACGTCGCCTTCAGCAAACTGACCCAACGTGCCAGCTGGCTTGTAATAGAGGGCACCTGAAGTGCCGGATAGAACGGTGGCTGCCATTGGGCGTACCAGAGAAATAGGGTTTCTGCGGGCACAGCCCGGCTATTAACAGATTAGCGCAAAGCAATCAAGAGATCACTGTTGCCACATAGCCTGTGTCGATTCTTCCCATAAACATCGGGGAATCTTCAGTAGCGGAAAACGTTGGTCCGTTAATGCCGCTAACTCGAAAAAATACACCGCTATTCGTCTTAGCTGTATCGTTCAACGTCTCCAAAACGCTTACGGCAGTTGTCAATAACGTCTGATTACGCGCAGGGCCTTTGCCTTTTTCCGTAAAAATACGAATCACAATCGCACCACGGGCATTGTCAACACTGCTGGTCAATGTTGCCTCATTGGTAAGGCCAAAGGTCACATTGATGCGGACATACTCTGTTGTGGTGTTAGCTGGAACGGCAGTGATGTTGTCGAAGAAGACTGGTACGGCTGGTGACAGGTTGTTGAAAGCCGTCAAAAGCGGATTCTCAACTGCAGCTCGAATTGCTTGGTAGTTCATAGCTCGGTAAACAAATCATCCATTTCTACTCTGACTGCACGGTCTAATGCTCCGCCTTCTACATAGCTTGCGAACCAATCAAGATCAGCAGTAGCACTAGATTCACGCTCTTCTGGGCCACCACCAATTAAGCCGCGAAATGACTTAAGTTGCATTGAAGTACCTTCGCCCTCAGTTCTAGGGCGACCGCCATCACCTTCACGAAATTTTCTACGCCCTAAAGCTGTAGTTGGACGCTCTGTTGGACGGTAATACAAACCTTCTTCTACGTCAGTTGCTACAGCCGCATACTCATGGAAATTTGAGATTGTTGTAACTGCTCGGTCCTTTAAAGGAGCAGAACCTCGAACATTCTGACGACCTGTCAATAAACCAATAGGCAATTTGATAGGTCTTGGCTCTCCAGGCTGCCCGTCACCTTTATACATACGGCCATCAGGCGTTTCAATCTGATATGAATTTGAAAATTGGCCTGTCCAGCTGGGCCCTTCTTGCTGTAATTCCTTAATTGTCCTTTTAGCTGCCCTAGATGGACCGGACAGCACAATAGAAGAACCAACTCTGTCTAAATTTTCTATTAGCTTTGTAAGTTGATTTTTTGCCATTACTGCGGCCTCGCAATGATCGTGTGAAGCAAGGGATCCTCACCCCTAAAGCTCTCCACATTCAAGATCTTGGCTTCCCTTGTTACGCCAGCCTGTGAATACTGGATACGGTCAGCTTCAGTTGGGTAGTAAGAACCAAGCTCGTCACCACCAATAATTACCTTGACGTCAGTCGTTTGGTAAAGACCTTGGCTTTCCTTAGACGTCACGCTTGAAATAAGACCTTTTAGCGCAACTGATGTATCCGCACCAGTCACAGCACCTGTTGTTGGGTCATAGGCGCGTGGAGTGGTTGTCTTGACGAGAGTTACGTCTTGGCCCCAATCGTCCAGTAGATCCTTGGGGATTGACTTAAAAGTGCTGTCTACAAGTGACATCTCAACCCCTCACCATACGAACTTGATAAGTGCCAGAACCTCCAAGGCAATAAGCACCAAGATAAGACTGCAGCCAAGGGTAAACGTCGAATACGTTATTGACAGTTCCAACAGCCTGGCTATCAGTGTTGTACTTAACTTGGAGGTCTCCGAGTTTGACTTCTTCGTATAACCCCTTATCGCCGGTAGTCCCTGTAATTGCGTCCGTGTCATTAGCCAGCTCAAGCGCTAATAGATATGTAGCCTTTTTAATTGAGTTCGGGATTGCGGAGCAAGCTAGCTCTACACGATCCACATGATAATTATTGCGTGGCCAACTTAAGGCTTGGCCTGTATCGCAACGATCACCATAGAAATTCAACGTGTCGATCCAGCCTGTAGCTGAAATCAATGCACGATTTTTCTTGTCATCTTGTTTGTTGTCCCACTGCGTTGAGCTTGGGACGGTTTCAAAATACGCATCTGCCTCTGCCAACGTCACATAGCTGTTGGCCGTTGCGCTCTTGAGTGTGGCGTTAATCGTGGCAGCCATAAGGCAATAATAAGGTGGCCCCACCTAATGGTAGGGCCTTTGCTCTGATCAAGATCAGATGGTGCTGGTATCCAGCGGAGAGTTGACAGTCAACTGAACCATAGGGATCAAGTCGATGTCATAGGTGGCTGCCCACTTGTTAGCAGTAGCCAGGTTGGCGTTGGTGGGGTTATCACCAGCGTCAGACCACTTAGTGCCCATCACGTGATAGGTGCTGTGGTAATCCACTGAAAGCACGTCTTGCTTCGAGAGCACGTTGCGATCAGCTTCAATGCGAAGCTCCTGCTGCACACCTTCAAGGATGGTGCCGGACTTAACCAGATAGCAGTAGAACTCACGCTGATGACCACCAGTGCCAGGAGCAACGGTGTTCACTGCACTGTCGGTAACGACCCGCATTCCTGCGAATTGTCCGACTTCGCGAGCGCCAATACCTACGCCACCGCCACCCCAGGTCACTGCGCCAGTAGCGGCTAGTGCTGAAGTAGAGAAGGTCAGCATTCCTACCTGATACAGGTAGTAAGCAACAGAAGGATGGACAATCAGAGTGTCCAGCTCTTCGCCGCGCTCTCCAAGCTTGGAGCGTGCTTCAGCAATAGTGGCTGCACTAAGGAAGTTCACCTCAGTAGCGCCAGATGCAGCAGCCTTGCCCTTATCAAGAGCATTGGCAGAAAGTGCCGTGCCAAACAATCCAGCAAGCTGTGAGAACAGACGTGCGCTGTTCAGCTTGTTGATTGCATCAGCCAGCTGGTTGCGGATGTGAAGCATTGGATCTTCACCAGCAGCCAGAACTGCAATGTCATCTACGGCATACGCAAAGCCACGGTGACAGATGCTGGCAATTTGAGTGCCAGTACCGATCTTTTGTGGCGTCAAGTAACCAGCAGTGCTGGTCCCCCACGTAGCAGTTCCGTCCATAATCTCCTCTGTTGGAGATACAGGATTGAACTCGGGAACTTGAATGCGAGTACCGCCTGAGCGGGAATCAAGCAGTGAATTGCGAACAACAGCACCGCTCTTGATGAACAGGCTGCGCTCTTTGATCGCCTCAGACACATAAGTGCTGAGATTATTCCTTTTTACGATGTCAGCGAGTAGGACACCGCCGGAATAATTCTGAAATGGTGCGGCCATTTCTTTCCTTAAAGTTGGGGTTTACTGGAGTTCCAAGTCACGGACTTAGAAATGGTGTCCCACGGGGACTATTTACCTGCCTCTCTTCGCAGCACGGCTGCAAGTTCAGGCTCGGTATGATCCAAGGTCATTTGCCTTGTTAAGTTAATACTACCTTCTGCCCAAGGATTTGCGATTCCTGCAGCACCTGCAGTACCAGTTGCAGGCTTAGCTCCCATACCAGCTTGAGTGCTGGGCTTGAATTGATGCTCCCAACCAGAACCGGGGTTCTTTAATTTGGCCAGATAAACATTCAAATCTTGCTCAATACCGCCGTCTAACACGACAACTTGACCAGACTCTGATTTTTTCAGATTGCTCTGAACAAGCTGCAGCATTTGCTCGGCATTGACAGCACCAGCCTGGCTAATTGCAGAAAGCGCAGCAGTTTGCATTGCTGCAGTCTCGTTAGATGAACGCAAATCAGAGATTTGACGCTCTAACTCGCCAATACGCTGATCTTTTTCTTGGCCAGTTTTGTTGGCCTCTTCCCAGAGGTCTTTCCACTGACCTTGGTCTTCTAGCGTTTTTTGACGCTCTGTACGCATCTTTTCGTCAAGAGCGTTCATCTTGTCTTTAATACGCTGAAATTTGCCTTCGGCTTCTTCAGCACGGGCTTTTTCAGCCTTAATTTGCTGTTCGTAAACAGATGAATCAACAGCAGGAGCTTCAGTCGCAGCCACGGGCTGTTCAGGCGACGCCACGGGCGTTTCCTGGATGACTTGTTCTTCCATTTTTAAGAGTTAGTGGACTCTTCTACCTTAGTAGCCTTTTCTTTTTTGCTTGTCTTTTTAGCAGGAGAAGATTCTTCTTTCTTGGGAGGATTGATTTCCTCAAAACGCATTCCAGCCATTGTTTAGGAAGTAGCTACGCGCTTACTCTACCGCTGGTACTCCATCTTGCGACTCTGCAGCCATAGGAAGAATCTCGCCTTGCACAAGCATCTGCCTGAACTCTTCGCGATCAATAATGTTGCCTTCAAATAGCTGGGCCATCGCCGTAATATCCTGACCGATAAGACGTTGCAGGTCAAAGTCACGGCTAATAGACACCTTAGGTGGCTCAATGCCTAGATAATCAGCCGCCAAGTTATACGACTTCTGCAAGCCAGACTCCAGATCCATTGAGACCATTGACAACATGGAGTTTGTGTCAATACGATCTAGCCGTCGTGCGTCAGCAGACTCAGCAACAAACTTTTGCTGGCTTAACGTGCTGATGCCTAGCGAAGCCATTTGCTGTTGCAGCTCTTGGATTTCAGCTGATTGAGCTTCAAATGCAGTCGCGGCTGGCTGCACGTAATAAACCTGATTGCCGGGTTGTGTCGCCATCGCATAATTCACGCCAATCGCCATGTCTTTGGTCTGGTCGTCCCAGCCCTCAAGCACCAACATGGGCTGCGAAGCGATATGCAAGCTATGAATCAGATCAGCTTGACGTTGGAAATGAGCCAGATTCAAATAAGCGATATCCAATAACGGCGGCCTGCTTGCCATTACATCCGTTTTATTGGCATAAATCGTTACTAAAGGAATTTGATCTAGTGAATACGGGCCGGATTCCACCAACTCATACTCACCGCCAGCTTCTGTTTGTTGGAACGAAGC